TCAATAGGGCGAACAAACTTTGCTTTCTTTTTTTCGGTATACGGAAAGAAGTCCGATGCCTTGTAAGGCTTCGGCTTACGTTTTGGGTCACGGTTTAGATTGGCGTGAAGAGCCATAAGGCTGGCAGTATGCCACCAAGCACGTTCATCCGACTCCCGGATCGACCGGGAATATTGTGTGAATTCAAAGAATGTAAGCGACCAAAACTGATTGGGCAACAAGCCGCAGGATAGACCCTGACGGTACAGGTCGTCCCAAGTAACAGGCTTGTCTTGACCGCTTACTTCTTTCCCTGCCCTTGGTCCTCTTCGTCCACCTCCTCCTCACCTTGGTAAACCTTGGTGATGTGTTCGATGTACTTAGGCAGCATTTCGGCATCGTCCAAAATCCGAGCCGTGAAGTACTCGTAGTCTGGTAGTTCGTCGAGCGGCTTCGAGTTGAAGTAGAAGTGGTTCTTGACACCCATATACAGGATGCCGGGAACAGCCGAAATGGGTCGGTGCTGGAGAAGAAGCTGAACTTGCTCAAGTGACAAATCCTCCTTCTCGGCAAGCATCCGGAAGGCGTTCATAGACAGATGGCATTCGAATTTCTTCTTGCCAACCGTGATTTGAAATTTACCGGACAGAGAGTTCATCTACGAGGGTTTCCCCGAAGATACACTAATTACAGTTCGGTGATGTCACGCATCAAGCCAATTCGGTGATGTCACCAATCAACTCAATTGATCCGCTGAAAGTAGCGAAGTCATCTACACTACTACTCAAGTCAAAACTTGTGATGTAGCCTTTCGCGTGATATGCGTTTGCATTGGTGTCCGTACTAGCCCAACAGGCCGTGATTTGACTCTTGGCAAGAAAACTATTGAAGATCTCGTTGAGAGCAATCGTGTCAGCAATCACCGTCCAATCAACAACACCCTCAAAACTCATACTTGCGGTTTGAGTTCCGACATTGAAAGCCCTTGTGGGAGCAAGAGATGGTGCGTCTGATGCTGTAGCACCCGTGGCCTTCTTGTAGTTGACCTCAAAGGTGGCATTGTTGATGGAGACACCAGCAGAAGTGCTATAAGCAATTGGAACAAGTGCCGGACTTGCTCCTGATGTTTCAGCCGGATCATTACTTACGGTTCCTGCCGCCGTATCAATGTAGATGCAACAAGTATTTGAATTTACTCCAGCCATTGTCAGAATCCGATTGCAACGGGAAGACCGTCAATTTCAAATGAAGCCGAGAACGTAGCAAAGTCGTCCATTCCGGCAGAGATTTCGAAAGAAGTGCAGTAACCTACCGCACCAAAACCTTTTGTGCCATCACCCCAAGCCATTGAGATCTGGGTCTTGGTGTCACAATAATTGAACAAGATGTTTGTTCCTCCAGACACCAAAGACTCATCAACAATGCCTTCAACGCTCAAAGATCCGCTCGTAGTTCCAACCGCAAAGTCGCGAACTGTCGCACAACTACCACCTTGGATTGAAGTCGTCTCAAACGTAGCATTGCTCAAAGAGATACTACAACTAGTCACACCGTCAATTTCAGTACCTGAAAAAGAAGGAGTGCCGGAGCCGGAGGCTACATATAGTGAGACGCAATTGCCATTAAGTGCTGCCATAGCTTGTTCTTTGGGGCAAGATTAAATAGACATCAAAGGCAGAAGACAAACCAAGTTCGATTAAACACCCATAATGATGTTGAATGACATACCGACGATGTAGAAGTCGTGTATCTCGTGGGAATCAGTCATAATGTCCACGAGGCTACATTGACCAAAGTTGTAGGTTACTCCATCAACAGTAACTGACCCGTCATATTCGGAAAGGGACCGTTTGACCTCCTCGTGAATTTCCCAAGCCTGACTGATTTTCTCTGCGGTGATGTACACCAGCACATTGTAAATCTCCCCGTGTACCGCAAGGTTGTTCCTTTCGAATTGGGTCTCCTCCAGGTCAATCACAATGTATGGTCGCTCATTAGTCTGACGAGCCTTGCATAGGTGAATGGATGACGCGGGTATCAGGTCAGTAAGTGCGTTGTTTTGAATCAAACGTGCGCGAACAATATGAATCATTTCTTGCCCATTTTTTTGGTGAGGTTTTTGAAGATCGTGTTCATCTTCTCCTTGATGCGACCCGGTATGCCTCTGCGCGTAGCTTCCCAAGCTGGCTTGATGTAGGGCTTGGCTTTACTCCCGTGATTGATAGAGGGCAGTATGAGGCGTTTCTTATACCGCTGACTGTAGAACCTGAATGGTCCTTTACCAGCCTTTGGGGTCTTGCGCTTCTTCTTTGTGCCTAACTCGACCAAGTGTGCGTGGTAGGCGCGTTTCTTCTTTGTGCCTCGAATCGTTGGGCCTGTCCGCTTTCCGACTCTCGATCCGATTCCCGTAGCCTTCTGGTCAGTTGTCGTAATGCTGTTAGCCAGAACACCCCTACGCTTAATCTTCTTGGCGTTGGTAATCATCGCCTTCTTGGTCGGCATAAGGGCAAAGGCAAGAACCTTGCCCATCTCCTTCCTGCGTTTCTTTACGGAGAGTCCATATAGCTTCTTAAGGTCTCTTTCAAAATCCTGAAATTGAGACGCGTCAAAGAAGACATTAGGCGCGTACTTACTACTAATTTTGGGCATTAGGTGATAATGCGAGGAGTCCAATTGTCTCTTCGTAGCCCAAGAATTCGAGAATACTCTGAATTGCCAAACTCGTCTACCCTTGTCAACTCGTAGTAATTGTCATTGAATTCGACAATCCAAGTCTCCTTTATTTCGGGTCGGTACTTCTTAATGTAGAACTCGGTTCGCGCTTCAACGACCAGTTGCTTGCCGTGCTTCTCCTCACCGATTGTAGACCACTCGATGTCCCTGCGTTTGGCAAAACAGGTCAGACGAAGAACGTACCCCTCAACCTCGGTCTCGCCGAAATCATTGATGCTCGTTCTTGGCTCATACAAGAAGATCTTACGGCGGAAGGTTCCAATGTTGAGCATTAGGTGAAGACTTGCTTCCTGTACCTGTCAAGCAGGAACTTACTGTTCATTGGGACTTCGAAGATGCGCTCCTTGCCAACGTCCTGACGATTCTCGTAGTAGTGACCGACAATCATCAATGCAGCTTGAAACACAAAGGCTGGGACAGTTTGTGTGTCAGTCTTCCACTCAAGGCGGAACTGATTCAACTCGCTTGCATAACCGAATCCATTCTTCATATGCACACGCATAGGAGTGGTGACATAATCAACTGCATAGTTGGACGCGTCTAAAGCAGTATACGATCCGTCAACAAGTTGGGAAAGTGTAGGGGGCTGATTTCCTGCCCCGCTGACCTTGGCTTCTGCCCCTCTCATATCTACGTTGACGACAGGATACGCATAGTCCCAATATGCGTAGTGCTGTACTGCCGCGCCGAATACGACTCCGCAGTAATCTTCGATGTAGGCAGTCACCGAAGTCAAGATGTCGCCGATGTAACCATCATCGTCATCGAAGTCCACACGAAGGTGCGCCTTGGCATCAGCCAGGACAGGCAATTGCCCGCTGGTCAGAGACCCCGTAGATGTCGGAGCGGCATATCGAACGTGTGGATGCTGATACATCTTGGTGTGGGTTTAGAAAGCCCCGGCCCTGACGGAGGGCATTTGCTTACCGTCAGGAGCCGGGGTTTCTCAATCAGCTATTACGCAACAACAACGTACTTGGCAGAAGCCGCGTGAGCCACATCGCAGTTCGCGTAGTAGTTCATAATCATACGCGTAGTTCCCTCAGCAGCAGCAGTATACGGGTCCACTACCAGATCCGCACCGCCCCAATAACAGCAGTACACATCGTTCATATTCACGAGGAAGAACGGCTGGGCATCAGCATCGTTCGTGATAGATGTGGTTGCCGTCACATTGTACACCTCATTGTAGGCATCGACATTTTCGTCGGTGAGCAACGCAGCCGTGATCTGACTGTGACCGAAAGCCTTGTAGCCCGCAATCGTGCCATCAGCTTGCAACGTGGGGATGCCGCCGTTGGTGACCGCCTGTTGGCTCCGTGCCACCGCCAATTGAGCGTGGCTTCCGAAGAATGCCGCGCTGTTGTTCAGGGCATCAGCGTCTCCCAAATCAGCAATGAGGTTGTTTGCAGACAGGAAGTCGATGCCGGGGATGATTGCGGCGGCAGTCGTGCCACGCTTCACCTTGTTTCCATCAGCAGCCCAAGTGGTGAACGCGTTCAAGTCCATAATACCTCCGGAGTGGCGGCGGAACTGTGCGGCAACAACGGCATCGAAAGTGCCGTTAGCCATAGCCAAGGTCTGATTCGACACATCGATCCGAGACGCGATGCGCTTGGCATCGATGGTCTTGGAACTAATTGGAGAACCTCCAGCGTTTGTTTCAACCTCTGTCTTATTGGCTGTGGCATCGACAGGGAGGCTTGGCAACTTCACAGATCCGGCAACTCCGGTGATGCGATTGCCACCCGCCTGTTCAATGACAGACTCCGGCACAAGACCTGGAATCACATTCTGCTGGGTAGTTCCAACAACACCCGATGCGGTGGACGTGGCGCGATAGGTCAACGCCATAGGAACGAAAATCTGTCCGCGAGGGGTGACTCCCGCAGCAGAGAACTCGGCACGAGCCTCTTGGTGCATCTCTGCCTCACGGCCTTCCAAGCGACCTCCGTTAACGAGTTGGTTGACGGCATCGCGCAGGGAATACTCCTTGGCGTGTTGCTCCATTTCGATTTCATCCGACTTCGAAGCTGCTCCTGCCAAGTTCCGGGCAAGGATCTTTTCAGTCTTCTCCGCAGACTCAATCTTGGAGTCCAAATCGAAAATGGATTCGTTGAGGTCAGCCTGACGGGCTTCCTCTTCTTGGGTGAACTCGCGGTCGTCAGTTTTTGCCGCGTGAACGAGGGTCTCCAACTCGGTAATGAGGGAGGCTCGTTCTTCCTTCAAAGCAATAGAGTGCTTCATTTTTTGGGGGAATTGTGGTGATGAATAGAAAGAAGTGCCTCCGCTTGTTTCCGCTTTGGAGCAAGTGTCGGCGGGGTTTCGTTTTCAGGGGTTGCCTCGATTTCCTTCTCGGCCTCCAATGCGGCGATCATATCGCGCATCTTGACGGAGGTCTGAGGGTAGGCGGGGCTGACTACGGGTGAGATGTCTGCAATCCGTGCAACACGCTTAATCGTGCGACGATAGCTTCCATCTTCCTTCTTCTCGTAGTCATCTTCTCGGACGATGAACCCGAAGCTTGATCCTCGGACATCGCCACGTTTAATGCTTTCAGCCAAGTCTTTGGCATAGGATTGGTTGCCAAGCTTGAAGCTATAGAACAGGCCGTGTTCATCGACCTTTAGTTCCAAAGTGCCTTGACCGTTGTAACTGCGGGCCAAGGGCATATTTTGATCGTGATTGAACAAGGCAACGACATCGTCATTAAGCCTATCGTCGAATGCCCCGTGCTGGACTACCTCTTCGACCGCGCCAATCATCGTGGGTTGCCCAAAGACTGCGGCATACCCTTCTACTGTCCTGCCTTCGTCAGCAAGACGCACTTCAGTATTTTCAGTCACTTCGATGTGACGGCGTTCAATTTCACTCATAGATGGTTCTCTTTGCTCCTCCTCCATAGGTTCGGAATTGCCCTCACCGCCGCCCTTCGGGCCTTCAGTAATACCCGGTCTGGGTTCAGGCTTCGCGATGAAATCTGCATTTGGCCCGGAAGGGTTACTTAGGGGGTCTTGTTGCACACCACCGAAGCCAGGGGCCTTCTGCAAAGTGATGTAGATGGATTCCTCGGTCTCCTGAACCGCCATAACGTGACGCTTCTCGGCATCGTCCTCGGCGGCCCGTTCAGCCTTATTGATTACACCGCTACACCAACTCTTCATACTGGATCCACCCCAAGCTGCGTACATAATGCTACCGCAGATATCCTTTCCCTTATCGTCGGTGAACTTGCCTTGGTTGTAAACACCAGCACGGCTCAAGAAACTGAAAGTCCTTTTGACGACATCCAATGTCAATGGAGAGCCTGAAGATATTTGGGATGCTCTGCGCCAGCCGATAGGAGTTCCACAGGACGTGCCGTTCTTCTCCTTGTGGCGGAGCGCACGGCGGGCGGCCTTACGAGCTGCATCAGGATAATTACTGTACGTCTTCGCCATCTTCTTGGTGGTCGTCCTCAAGTTGTTTCCCTTGAGGCTCTGGAATTACATCATTACTTTTTGATTTCGAGACCAGCATTTCCGCGTAATCTGGCATCGAGTCCAATGGCAATTGGTTAACCTGAACCAGGTTGATCGAACCAGACGGCACGGAATTGCGGTCTTCTAACTCGCGAACCTCGTTAATAGTTAAGCATCCACGACCCAACATAGTTGCATAATAATTAGCGCGGGCTTCCATATCACCTCGCATCAGCGAAATCATACTGAACTTGAAGGTGTGAGACTTACGCTCGACAGGAAGCAATAGTTTCTTCCTCATTTCCTGCTCAATCATACACACCCAAGGATGGATTGTGTGTTTGGCAAAGAAGAGGTCTTGTTGCTCCACATTGGAATACTTCTGGTCACCGACCTGTACCATACTCGATGGGACATTGAAGATCCGGCAGATTTCCTCGACCTGATATTTTCGGGTCTGGAGTGCCTGTGCCGTTTCCGGCGGAATGCCGACGCGCTCGTACTTCAGCCCGGCCTCAAGAATCGCAGTAGCGTGACTACTGTTCATTCCGTGGTACTTGGCATCCCAAGTACTACTTAGTCGGCGATACTGATCTTCGGACAGGGTTTTGTCCGTCATCAGAACCCCGCTCATATTTCCACCACTTCCGAAGAAGCTGCTTCCATACTGCTGGGCGGCATATGCCAATCCGATGTTCTCCATATGCTCCCGAATAGGGCTGATGCCCCGAAAGCACTCAATAGCCAACACGTCCTCGTTGAACAGAGCCTCCTCACTTTCCTTGTACAAGTAGATCCGTCTACCGTTCAATGTCCGCGCTCGAATTTGATCCGGAGGGATGAGGTTTAAACTTGCTGGTCTTCCATCCTGGTCGCGCTCAATCAAGGCGTAGCCACCACCGTGCATAAGCGCATCAGAGATGATGTACTGCCAGAAGTGAAATGGCGTGAAGTATGGATTAGGCTCAATTGCACAAAGGTTGTATGCAGGGTGTTCGGTGTTCGGTGTCTTGCCACCTTCAACCCTCTCGTACAAACCCAAGTCCAAGCTGGCTATTGTACTTGCAATCTTGTTGATGCAAGCGTACACCGCGCCAACCGCCATCGCCCCATCCTCACTCAACGCAACGCCAGAACGCGTATGCGTCCAAGGGTAGATGTTGATTGGGTCATAACTACGCTCCTCTTGCTGCACAGGGCGTACTGCCTCGCGTAACCTTGTAAATAGTCCCTTGCGGTCTTGAGCCATTCGCGGCAAGGATATGGTCAGCCGTTGCTATTGCAACACTACGATGTTCGATTTCTTCTCAAGATCCGGCGCAGGATTGTATGGAAGCTTTGGTAGCAACTATATCGGTTGCGACCAAATAGACGGAAGTAGTCCTCCTCAACTGACCAATAGGCATCAACATTCCGGTTGTAGTCGTAGAGCCTCTTTTGGTATTCTTCTACAAACCCTTCCGGCGTACTTAACCTCCGGGCCAATTCGAGTTGTTCTTCGCAGGTCATAGGAAGCGTATGTCATAGTCTTCAGGGAACTGATCTTCTTGCTGGTCCGTCATCGCCTCCCCCACGGCGCATATCAGGGCTGTAATGCCGTCTATCTTGTCCTGCGATTTTGACTTGTCGGGTTTGCAGTTCATAGCCGGATCGTAGGCAACTTCGAGATTTCCAGCCATCCAGCGTAAAACAGGGTCTCCTTCGTGATTGATTTTACCCTCAAGCAAAAGGCGATACACTTCCTTCATCGGTGCGGACATACTCACATAACCCTGACCCATCGGTGACATTACCACACCGTCTTGTGTGAGATTGATGATTAGCTGACTACTGTTATAGCGGTCAAAGGCGATGCTCTTCAAGTTGAATTTGCGCATAATGCAGTCCTCGTCAAACTGCACTTTGCCATCTACAACGTGATACCCGCTAATGGCTTGACGAATGTAATCGTAGTCGGTCACGTTGCCGGGAGTTACTGTCACTTCATCAGCGTGACGCAGCTCAAGGTATATCGTGCTTTCATCCTTGTACAGTCGTCTTTCAATCGCTTCCTCTGGTAGCCAATAGTATCGCTTCAGGTCATAGCCGCCATCATCACAGGGGAACACCAGAACAAGGGAGCAGAAGTCGCTGACCGAAGCAAGGTCAAGACCGCCATAGCAAACTCTATCATCTACTTCAAACTTCCCGTGGTCGTTGCTCATCCACACCTCATCCGTCACCCAGGTCTCACTACTTCGAACCCATAGGTTGCAATGTTTGGTCTTAAAGTTGACTTCCTCGGCTCCCCCGTAG